ATAAAGCGTATAGTTCTTGGTTTGAGGCTATGGCTAAAAAACTAAAGTTTGATAAAAGAAAAATATCACAAGAATTAGAGTGTAACTTTTTAGGTTCAGGGGATAACGTAGTTCCGGCTGAAACTATGAAAAAAATAAAAGAAAAACACATCAAGGAACCTGAAAACAAATTTATGGGTGGTGCTCTTTGGCAATGGAAAGAACCCGTTGCTGGTCATCGTTACATTATGGGGGTTGACGTTTCAAGAGGGGATAGTGAAGATTTTACTACGATGTGTATTATCGACTTTGACGCAAGGGAACAGGTATTAGAATACTTAGGTAAAATTCCACCTGATATTGCCGCGGAGATTGCGTTTAAATGGGCGACAATGTATAACGCATTTATTGTGATTGATATTACTGGGGGTATGGGTGTTTCTACGTCAAGAAAACTACAGGAACTTGGGTATAAAAATTTGTATGTTGATGGTGTTAACCCTGCCGACAAATGGAAGTGGGATCCAAAGTCACAAGACAAAATTCCTGGACTTAACTTTAATTCAAAAAGAGTTTTAATTGTTCAGGCATTTGAAGAGGCGTTAAGATTTGATTTTGCCTTAAGATCACAAAGACTGTTTAACGAACTAAACACTTTTGTATATATAGGTGGTAGACCTGATCATCAAAAAGGACAACACGATGATTTAATAATGGCTATGGCTATGGCTCTCTATGTTGGGGAAACGTCTTTCACACAATTAGAAAAGGCTACAGAACAAGCTAAAGCGATGTTAGAATCTTGGTCAACAAATACAAAGGCGTTTACCGACTCACACCAAAACTTTAATCCAGGAATACCCGATTCTACATATGGTAATTATAGACAAGAAAGGAATACTGTGACTAAAAGTGATTATGAACAGTATTTATGGTTATTCGGAAATAGAAGAGTTTAATTTTTAATTTTCAATACTACTTTTAAAAAAAACAATTATGGCACAAGAAAAATATACGGTTTGGCAAAGATTAGGTAGAGTGTTTGGACCTAACGCAACTTTAGACCAACAATCACCAGTATTTAAATTCGACAAACAAGAATTATTAAAAACAACCAATAAACAAGAATATGAAAATGAGAAGTTACAGGCACAACAATCTATGTACATTGGTAAACAATGGCAGAAAGTAGAAAGTAACTTATACCAACAAGCAGTTTATTATGAACCAACAAGGATGGCGTCATATTATGATTACGAATCTATGGAATATACCCCTGAAATTTCGGCAGCACTTGATATCTATGCTGAGGAGTCAACAACTCCAGATCAAGATGGACACATAATTAAAATTTATTCAGAATCAAAAAGAATAAAACAAGTATTAACCGATTTGTTTATATCAAAATTAGATATAAACACAAACTTAGCAATGTGGACAAGAAACACCTGTAAATTTGGTGATAATTTTGTTTACTTAAAATTGGATCCTGAAAAAGGGATTGTAGGGTGTCAACAGTTACCAAATATCCAAATAGAGAGACTTGAAAAAGGTATGAGATTCCAACCCGATAAGTATTCACAAGAAACTGAAAACGATGCATTGAAGTTTGTTTGGAAAGAAAAAAATATGGAATTTAATACTTGGGAAATTGGTCATTTTAGAATATTGGGGGATGATAGAAAACTTCCTTATGGTACTTCTATGTTAGAAAAGGCTCGTCGTATATGGAAACAGTTATTACTTTCCGAAGATGCGATGATGGTTTATCGAGTATCAAGAGCACCTGAAAGAAGGGTTTTTAAAGTGTTTGTTGGTAATATGGACGATAAAGATGTTGATCAGTACGTACAAAGAGTTGCAAATAAATTTAAAAGAGATCAAATAGTTGACAACAAAACAGGTAATGTTGATATGAGATATAATCAGTTAGCTGTGGATCAAGATTATTTTATTCCTGTCAGAGACGCTTCAGCCCCTGAACCGATTACCACATTACCTGGAGGTACAAACCTTTCTGAAATTGCTGATATTGAGTACATCCAAAAGAAATTAGTGACAGCATTAAGAATCCCTAAAGCGTATTTAGGATTTGAGGAGGCTTTAGGTGACGGTAAAAATCTTTCATTACTTGATATTAGATTTGCAAGAACAATTAATAGGATTCAAAAGTCTATGTTGGCTGAGTTGAATAAAATTGCTATCATCCATCTATTCTTATTAGGATTTGAAGATGAATTAACAAATTTTACACTATCATTAAACAACCCATCTAAACAAGGTGAGTTACTATCACTTGAGATATGGAAAGAAAAAATAATTCTTTATAAGGATGCGGTTGCTGAAATTGCTAATAGTGTTGCCCCTGTATCAGCATCTTGGGCTAAAAAACATATCCTTGGTTTCTCAGATGAAGAAATTAGATTAGATATACAACAACAAAGAATTGAAAGAGCAGTTTCTGCTGAATTAGCCAAAACGGCTGAAGTCATAACTAAAACAGGATTATTTGATAATATAGATAAACTTTACGGTAATAACACATCTTCAGATCAAGCGGCGGCACCTTCAGAAGGAGGTTCACCACCACCTGATATGGGAGGAGGGGCACCACCTGATATGGGAGGAGCTCCTGAACCTGGAGGAGGGGCACCCCCACCACCAGAAGGTGGATTAACCCCTGAAAGATTAGTTAGAAACGATTTAGATTTATTGTTAGAGGAGACACTTATAACGGGTTCGGGGTATATGGATTTATCTAAAGGTAGAGTTTCTTTAAATATGATTGATGAAAAATTGAAAGATTTGATAGATAAGTAATATTTATATTAAAAACTATATGAACACATTTGGTAGTATAAAAACAAAAATAGAAAAGGCGTCAATATCTTTATACGGGAAACCTGAATTTAAAAGTTTTCTAAATCAATTTAAATTTATTGTTTTAGAGGATAAGGACTTATCAGAACTATATTACATATATGACGAACTTTCTAAAGAAAAAGGGATGAAAAAAGATATCGTTGAGGATTACGTTAACGAATCTATAGAGTATTCTCAGATTTTAATAGAAAGTAATAAGAAAACTTTAGATAAAGTTAATTATTGGATTTCCTCAATTGTTTTAGAGGAATCAAATAATTACAAGGATATTGATAACACGATATACAGTTCCTCGATTAAGAATTTAGAATCAGTTCTAGAATCTAAAAATAAAATTAAAAAAATATTAATTTCTGAAAGTAAGAAATTAAACGAGTCTTCTCACACAAGTAACTTACCTATATCATCAATGGTTAAAATTGCCAATCAAACCTTAAATAACGAATTTTCAAATTTGAATGAGTCAGATAAGGTTGAATTAAACTCAATTTTATCTTTAAGTATTGATGAGGTAAAAACCGAAATGATGGAACTTAAAGAAAACGTTATTAATGACTTAAAAAGTACTTTAAACGAATCTAAAGACCTTCAGTTGGATAAAACGATTGAAAGTACTATTAAAAAAATTAATGAGTCTAAAGTAGACCATTATAATTTATATAAACTAAGAAAATTGAATTTAGGACTATGAAAAAATTTTTGTTAGGTATCGGTGGATTATTTAAAGACTCCAGCGGTAACGCATCATCTAAACGTTTTATTGGTATCTTATGTGGTGTTTCTCTTTGTATTACTCTATATGTTAATAGTTATTCACACGGAGACATTAAACCATCGGATACGTTAGTAAATGCGGTAGCGATGTTAGCATTTGGATGTTTAGGGTTAACATCAACCGAAAAAATATTTGGTAAAAAATCAGAGGAGAAAAAAGATTAGTCAGCTGAATAATTTTTCTGTTTAAACTGAGCATTTTTAATTACAGCCCTCCCTTTAACGGAGGGTTTTTTGTATTCCTGTCTTTCCCTAACCTTTTCAAGTTGTTTTGTTTTATGTATTTTATTCTTATAAGTTTTTAATGCTTGTTCTAAAGATTTTTCATTTTTAACAGGTACTATAATCATAATTTTTTGTCGTTTATGACATAAATATAATACATTTTTTCTATTTTTGACTACGGACAAAACTTTTTTTATATTTAACTAAACAATAAACGTTTAAGTTATGAAAAATGAAAAAAGGAAAAACATCAAAATTAAACATTTTTGATGATGCAAAATGTTACTATGGTACTGTGGACTCAAAAGAATTAAAATCAATTTACTTAGTATTACAAACTTGGGTAGAACCCATAGATGATTTTGAAAGGTGGGATAGGATTATTGGTGAAATTAAAAGACAAATGTTACATACACTTTTAGAGGTAGTAGATAGAACAACGTTTGAAAGAAAACAAATAGTTGATTTGGATTTAAGAACAAGTGGAATACAAAAGAATAAGAAGAGTTTTTTAAATTTAGAAATTACATTATTTGTTAATGATAAAACTACGGATTTTAAATCATTACTTTTAAGAAGTAAAATTAAAAATATTCTACAAGGAATTTATAAAGATGACTTAAAAAATTCAAAGTATTTTGTGTTAAGTAAGACAAAAATGAAAGAAACTATAAGTGCATAATATTTATCATAAAAAAGATTATGAAAATATTAGGACCAAATGACATAGGTAGAGGAATTATTGTTGAGTACGATGCGGGTATTATTAATCCGAATGAATATAGAAATAGCCAAGTATTAAAAGAATCGTACGGACAATTAGACTATTCTAAGCCGTTCGTATTTTATGCCACACTACAAAAATATGGAGTCCCAAACCGTAACGGTAGAATTTATCCTGAAAAAATATTAAAAAGGGAAGCTGAAAGATACAAAGATATGATTAATAAAGGAATGTCTATTTCTGAACTTAACCACCCCGAATCATCACTTATTGATTTAGACCGAGTTGCTCACCTTATTACTGAAGTATGGTGGGAAGATAACGTATTGATGGGTAAAATTAAATTATTAACCACACCTGGTTTTCACGAAAGAGGTATAGTATCTTCAAAGGGGGATATTGCGGCTAATATGATGAGACAAGGGGTAACAATGGGGGTATCTTCTCGTGGGGTTGGATCCTTAGTTAAAAAAGGGGAGCAAAATGAAGTACAAGACGATTTTGAATTAATCTGTTTTGACTTAGTTTCTTCTCCATCAACACCAGGAGCATACCTTTATTTGAATAAAGAGGATAGGCCAAAATATGAGGAAAACTTAGCAGAACACCAAAATATTGACTCAACTTCTAATCCATTATCAAAATCTGTTGACTTAATGAATAGATTATCCGATTATTTAGGTAAATAAAATTATTAAGAAATGGATGAAAAGTATTTTGTAGCAAGAGTAACCACTGATATGGTGGATGAAAACACAGGAAAAGTGAAAAAAATTAGAGAGGAAAAATTAGTTAAAGGATTTTCCCCAACGGATGTTGAAGCCAAGGTAACTAAGGCTTATGAAACATACACTATGGATTGGAGAATCACCGCTATCGTAGAAAGTAAGATAGATGAGGTGATAGAATAATAGACATCACAACTAAAAAAATAAAAGGATACCATTACGGTGTCCTTTTTTTTTTGTCCTATTGGTATTTAAAAATGGTATTTTTTAGTCTTTTTTAGAAAATCAACATATTTATCTTAAAATAAACGATAACGTATTACTTTTTATTAATGAATATCGAAAATAACAAATCAATAGTGGAGAGTGCTTTATTACAAATTAAAGCAGTTGAAGACGCTATTAGTGAAAATGCAAAAGGAATACTTGCTTCTACGATGAAGGAAGAAATCAGTGAATTAGTTAGAGAATCACTTGTTGGTTCTAAAAAAACAAAATTACGTGAACAAGAAGAACAAGACCCAGAAATTGAGGTGGATGTAGAAGATGAAGTTGACGTAGAAGATCCTGAAATGGAACCTGAAGATATGGATATGAATCCTGAAGAAGAGGTTCCAGCAATTGGCAATTTTGAAATGTCAGGTGAGGGTGATAATGAAGAAATGCCTCCGTTGAATATGACGAAAGCACCTATGGCTGATGTACTTAAAGTATTTAGAGCAATGGGTGATCAAGATGGAATCATTGTAGCCAAAGATCAAGATGATATTTATCTTAAGGACGGTGAAAATGAGTACATCATTAGAACGGGAGCGGACGAAACAAACACTCAAGAAATGATGGGTAACCAAATGGATGAGAATGTTTTGTATGAATTAGTTTTGGAAGATGAAAATCCTTTTGGTGATTTAGACGAACAAGAGGACGAAGAGTTAGACGAACAAGAGGACGAAGAGTTAGACGAAATGTATGACGAAGAAACTAACGAAAATATTTTCGATAGATTTAAAATCGACGAACCTAACTTTGACGAGGAAGAAAACGTTTACGAATTAGATGTTAATGAACTTGAGTCTGTTATGGAATCTTTTAAAGCAAAAGGTGTCGGAATGGGTAAAGTTGGTAACGGTATGAGTAAAACTTCTGTTAACCTTAAAGGGTTTAAAGACAGTATGTCTAATGGTACAAAATCTGAAAAAACAGGTAAAGGTCCAAAATTCAAGTATCCTTCAATCAAACACGGAGTTACCGAAACAGAAATGGAAGAGGAAGAATTCAATGAGTGGGAAGAAGAGACTACTGAAGGAATGGTAGACACACCTGAAACTACAGAAGCGTCAAGAACTATGACTTATAAGCGAAGAGCTGAAAGAAATAGAGTCGCAGCTCCAAGTCAGTTAAGAAAAGAGTCTGTTGATAAAGAAATGAGTTTGTTAAAAGAGAAAAATGAAGAATATAAAAAGGCTTTAGATTTCTTTAGAACAAAATTAAATGAAGTTGCGGTTTTCAATTCGAACTTAGCTTATTCAACAAGATTGTTTACAGAACATTCAACAACAAAACAAGAAAAAATAAATATTCTTAGAAGATTTGACACGGTTGAGTCTTTAAAAGAATCTAAAAATCTTTACCAATCAATCAAAAAAGACTTAGACGGAAAAGGAACAGGAGGAGAAATGGTTACGGAATCTATTCAAAGAAAAGTAATTAAAACTCCATCTAACGGATCCGCTTCAAACTTGATTGAAAGTAAAACGTACGAGAATCCACAATTTATGAGAATGAAGGATTTAATGACAAAAATAAAATAAATAAACAAATAAAAACCTAAAAATAAAATGGGAGCATTATTAGAATCAGGTCTTGTTGGTAACATCGGGTTGAAACACTTGAAAGTTATCAAAGAAGATACAATTAACAAATGGGATAGATTAGGATTCCTAGACGGTCTTAAAGGACACATTAAAGAGAACATGGCACAGTTGTATGAAAACCAAGCGTCTCACCTAATTAACGAAGCGGCATCTACTGATAGCTCAGGTTCTTTTGAAACTGTAGTTTTTCCTATCGTTAGACGTGTATTCTCTAAATTGTTAGCTAATGATTTAGTATCTGTACAAGCTATGAACTTACCTATCGGTAAATTATTCTACTTTGTACCTAAAATTCAATCTTACCAAGTTGGTGGTACAAACGCTGCTGGTGGTGGTAGTCACTACGCACCTATCGGAGCACCTAATGGACCAACTTACACAGATGCACAAGCTGGATACGGCGCAAATGATAAAAACCTTTACGATAGATTCTACGAAGGTAACGAACCAGGTTTAGATCCTGCAGGTTTATTTGACTATTCTAAAGGTGCGTTCTCCGCTATCACTTCAACCGGAGTTACTACAGTTGCATGGTCAGCTGGAAATATGGTACCTGCTGCTTACACTTTAACAGGTGGTACAACAACAGGTGGTACTGATGGTGGTCCAGTTTATAGAAAAGCATTAATCGTAATGTCAGGATTCTCTTCTGCAGGTGCTGGTAAATTAATCGGACCTGATGGACAAGAAATGGATAACGAATCATTCCTTTCTGATTTAAGAGTTAACGCTAAAAATACAGGAGCATTCTCAGGTATGGGTTCAGGTGACTTGTTATTTAGAGTAGTTACTCAAAAATATGGTAAAGGTATCGTACAATACGGTTCACAAACTACAACTAATTTCTACTCATCTCCAGCGGGTAACGGTGGAGCATATGATAACTTATGTGATGCTACAGGGTTAATCTACTTGGAAGTTGACTTACAACAACCTTGTTCTATTGGAGCTAACTCAATTGACGGTTACTCAGGTTTAACATTAACTGTTCCTGGTACTGCAACTGCAGGTACACAATTCACTACTACATTTAGAGTGTATAAAGAAATGGAATTTGAAGATCAAATTGGTGAGGTTTCTTTCGATTTAGAATCAGTAACTGTTTCTGTAACTGAAAGAAAACTAAGAGCACAATGGTCTCCTGAATTGGCACAAGACGTTTCTGCATTCCATAACATCGATGCTGAAGCTGAATTAACAGCTTTATTGTCTGAACAAGTGGCGGCAGAAATTGACCGTGAAATTTTACGTGACTTACGTAAAGGAGCGGCTTGGAACTTACGTTGGGATTATAACGGATGGAAAAGAGGTACTGCTGCTAACCCATTAACTCAGTACACTCAAAAGGATTGGAATCAAACTTTAGTTACTGCGATTAACCAAATTTCAGCACAAATCCACAAATCTACATTGAGAGGTGGAGCTAACTGGATCGTTGTTTCTTCTGAGATTTCTGCAATCTTTGATGATTTAGAATACTTCCACGTATCTAACGCATCTCCTGAGCAAGATCAGTATAATATGGGTATTGAAAGAGTAGGTACATTAGCTGGACGTTACCAAGTCTATAGAGATCCTTACTTCCCACCAAACACAGTATTGTTGGGTCACAAAGGTTCTTCATTGTTAGATACAGGTTATGTTTACGCACCGTACGTACCTCTACAATTAACACCTACAATGTATAACCCATTCAACTTTACACCGATTAAAGGTATAATGACGAGATACGCTAAGAAAATGGTTAACAACCGTTTCTACGGACGTATTACAGTTGATGGAGTTAGAACGTTTGACTTAAGAGAATTGAGATAATCAATTAAATTGAATAAGAGGAAAGGAGACAAGAAATTGTCTCCTTTTTTGTTATATGCTAATTCATAATACCAATATACACAACCATTTTAATTAATTATTGATAATAAATAATTTCATAGGTATTTATTATAAAAAACAATTATTTATGAAAAACTTATTAATATTATTATTATTTATTTTATTCACAAACCTATCCACGTCCCAAACATTATATCGATCAGACTACATAGAAACGTTTGATGTTGATTGGTCTGGGTTATGGTTTATTCCAATTTCAACCACTAATT